CCATCTTGGAATTTGTATCCACGAATGTTTTCATTGAGTAAATATTCTCTGATGTTTATGTTTGGACAAGATTTGTTTTCGTCTAATTCATAATGTCCAACTATTCTTGCTTTTGGATATTTAATAACTAATTCTTCTAGAACTTTTTTTAAACTTTCAAATTGTTCACTAGTAAAATTGTCCTCTGGTGCTTTCCAATTATCTTCTTCTGCTCCACCAACTAAACATAATCCGTATGATGTATGATTGTATCCATGTACATGTGCTTGAACATCATCATCTGCTCGACCTTGTTCAACATCACCATTTCTTCTAATTACTTTTCCGTAACCAATTTTTAGCCACCCATTCTGCCTGTGCCACACGTCAATTTCTTTAGCACCAATATCTTGTGATGGTCTAGTTTGACTACAGTGAATTACGATGTAAGTTGTTTCTTGTCTTGCCATTTTTCTTTATCCTTAATTTCCTTCAACCATTCTTTAGGGAAGGTTTCTTTTGTTGATTGAATACAGTGAAATTTAAATCCAAATAAATCACACCAATGTCCGTATGTCGTTTTTGATTTCTTACCAATTTTGGTTCTTGAGTTTGAAAAGATAAATCTAATATCCATTTTAGGATTTTGATTTTTAACCATTTTCATTTTCTTTCTATCGGCACTATTAAAAGCACCTTTAGTCTCAATTATTATTGTGGGGAAAACAAAGTCTGGTGTGTACGTTCTTTTTTGTTCAGGTTGGAAGTAAGTTATTTTTAAACCTTCATATTTAAATGAGCAGTTATTCTCAATTAAATGGTTATAAACAACTTCTTCCAGTCCTGATTTAAGAACTACTTTATCAGAAATCTTTACTCTCTTGAACTTCTGTCGGTATTTCATTTTGACTTTCGGATTTAGCTTCGTAACCATCTTCTTTATCAAAGAGGTTCATTTGTTTGCCTTCGACAAGTTCAATTACTTGGACAGCTTTTATTCTTGCTGTAATTCCTGCACCAAGCATTGGTGTGAAATATGGAACAAGTGAATAAGCAATCTTCATTTTTGAACCACCAAATATCAATATTGAATTATCGATAGGATTATTCTTGGCATCAAAAAGTGCAGGTCTTTGAGAAAACTTTTCTTTAGTTTTAAAGTTAGTACCTGTGGCTTTTAGTTTGTATTTGAAGAAGACATAATCGCCTTCCTCTGTATAAGGAATGGGAGCAGACTGTATTGTCTTACCCTTATTCTCTTTTTCAGCTTTTATAAGACTGTCATCTATTGCTTGTTTGTACTCACCAAGCATTTTTGATGCGTCTGATTTATTCACCTTTAAAGTGACCTTATACTCACCTGCTTCGCTAAATTTAACGTCAGGTTTATTTAAGTGTGGGTAAATTGCTTCACCCAAAGCACTAATTTTGGCATCGTTCATATTTGTACTCCTTTTAGTTTGAGGTTTATGTTGCCATAAGTGGCACCCAATCAACCACTAGTGCATAGGTTAGATACAAAAGAAAACAGACTGTTTTACCAAGTCCAAATCCAAGTTTCCTTTAGCAGGAAGGTTGGGAAATTTAGCTTGGTTCTTATTTGAGCACATAGCTTTCATCTCTACAGCGAATTTTAACAAAACATCATTTTTATAAATCTCACAAAATGCTTCTCTTATGGATTTACTTAATACTGCTGTGTCTGGTGCTACTGAACCAAAACTATCATGGATTAAACTAAAGTTAGTTACACCCTCTTTATGAGCTTTAACTACAGCAAGTTGCAATACACTTGCATCTAGACTGTGAATAAAGTTTGGACATATTGATTGTGCAGTTTTTCTTCTATCAATAACATCAGTGTCAGTTTGAATGGATAACTTTATTATGCTATCACCCATTTTAGTTTTAACTCTTTTACTTTCTTTTTTGTAACACATCATTTGAACTGGAAGTCCTAATGGAGTTGTCCAAGTAACAGGTAAGTTTTCAGAAGCAACTAATCTAGAAATATCTTTTAAGAATTTCATAATCTCTTTTGCTCCCAGTATTACTTCATTAGTACATTTCCACATAATAGGAGTTAAGAAATTTGATGCTTTAAACAAGTCTTCACCAAATTGATGTTGTATGTTTTTTTCATTAAATGCCTTCTCAACATGGTCATGTATATATCTTCTGCATGAGAACATTGTTAATGAGTAAGGTAAACACATCACAGGCTTCTTACATATCTTCCTATCAATTCCATAGTCGAGCCATAGTTTTGCCATTGGGTCTTTATTATCACGTAGTTTCATTGTTAGCTTTTGTGCAACTAATCCATAAACATCATTAGGTTTATTTGATGGAATAAGATTGGTAGCCTTACCACCTATCTCATCTCTCATCATTGCTGAATAATGTTGTAAGCCACTATTAGAACAATCAGATTGAATTGGTAATGTAGTTACAAAACTTGGGTCAAAATCAGTATTAGCAAAGTCTCTATACTCAAAACAAAATGCCAAGAAAGAGAATGGCTTATCTGCATCTGCCCAAAATGTATCTTCTAATGGAGCATTAGCTGTACTAATTATTTTTTCACTATTATCTATTACCCATTGTCTTCTTACAGCAAGTTCTTCTTTATCTGTTTCACCAAATAAATTAGCACCTGCAACTGCAAAACTATTAAATGCTTCATCAGTTCCCATAGGCTTTCCATATTTAAATTTAATTAAAGCTCTAGAGTAATCTGCTGACTGTGGAGACAACATACTTGGTACAGGATAAATCCTACCTCTAAAGTCTAATTGATATGGATAGAAAAATTCTTTCCTATCTTTCAATGTTGTTGCTTCAGCTACAATCTGATTAACTTGAATAAATTTAGATTGTGCCTTTGCTCTTGATTGATAAACCATAGATGCTTCTCTTTTCCATTTCTTTAAAGCATCTTCATTAGTTGCAATATCAACAGGTTTAATTGGAAGTGGTATATTGCTTTCATCTTGTGGGTCTACAGGTAAACCACCAATAGCTGTATTAGTGTCCAACAGCTTTTTTATTACGTCATATACTGGCTTATTTATCTCCCATGCAGTATCTTGCATGATATTTACTGAATTATAGACATCTTCCATTTCATGTCCTCTATTTGCTAGTTCTTCTAGGTATCTTCTTGATGATGCTTTTATAAAATTATAGTGCATGTTTAATATCCTCTGGTTTGTTCTTATGATTGTGCTTTTTGCCATAGTATCCACCTACAAATGGATTGAAGTTCCATTTTCTGGGTGGCATTAACATGGGTAAAAATTTAGGTAGTAGAGCTTCATTCTTAATATTGAAGTTCTTTATTTCAGCTATAATCTTTGGAGTAGCTTCAACATAAGTAACTGTCTTGTACTTATTTAACTTTCTATTTTGATGCCTAATTAGACCTAATTTTTCAAGGTACTCCATCATTTTAACTCCAAGATGAAGTCTGCCTTCTTTTCCCCAGTCATCAAAATCAAGTTCAGCTCGGTTCATCATATAAGTCCAAACTCTCTGCTTGTAATTATATCGACTACCTTTTTGAGGAAGGTTCTTACCTTCTAGCTTATGATAGGTTTTATCATAATTGGTTCTATCCATATCTTTAAACAGGGTAATTCTAGCTTCAAGCATTAGACCTGTGCCTATCTTAATGGCTAGTTTATTCATGGTGGTCTCATCTGAAATACCATCAATCACATTCTTTAAGACAATCAGGCTACAAGTATCCCAAATATTCTGGTTATCTTGTTTCCATATACCATTATTAAATGCTGACTTTGGAAGGCACTGACATATCAATTTAAGTGCTGTGAGCCTATTTCCTGCCCCACCACCAGTCATAGTTTTAATATCCAGATTAATACATTCAGATAATTTAGTGATGTATTTCTGCTGTAATACTTGACCATAAATGGTCGTACTTTCCTGACCTTTAATTACTGCCTTTGTTGTATTGTTCCTGTATCGAAGAATACCACCTCTTAACATGGCTTCTTCAAATTCAAGTTCTTCTTTTATTTGTTCGTTATAATTAGAATTATTAACGTACTTTCCACCTACTCCTACTTTGACTAGTTCTTCTAGTTGTAATTGTAGTTGGCTCTTTTGGTTCTCTAAAGTGTTGGACATAATGTGAACATTACCTCTGTTGTCCTATGCACATGTATACGTCTACGACAGTCCGTATACGATTGTATACGAGACTATCACACAGGTGCATAGATTGGTTATTTAAAAAAACATGTGTATTACCAATAGTAATCAACACATGTGCATAGAAGAAAAAGTAGCAGTAGTTTTTAAGTCTACTG